TTTATGTTCCTATCAAATAATCCTAGTTTATAAAAAGAGTTTGCCGATGAGCCATACGGGATATTACCATATTCCATTAAGAATGTAATTGGATCTAAAGTAGCCATTTCTTTTATCATTTGCTTTTTAGTTTTTATACCATGCTTAATAGAAATTGGATAATCAAGAAACACTCCCTTGATATCAGGGTCACCCTCAGCCATTTGTTTTAAAAATTTCTTTGTTTCCGGATACCATTCTGCTGATTTATAGTGCGCACTTGTAATAATTATTTCTTGAGGTTCTTCCCGAAGCTCCGTTATTTGTGAATATTCTGGTTTTTTCATATAAGGCGGTTGGCGACTCACCAAAAAAGGTCGAATAATCGAGTCAATGATTATGTTTGGGATCAACCGCCTTTCCTCTAAGACAGTAACGTTGGAACGATGCCCCCTGCCCCCTTCTCCGGACACAACAACATTTATCTTAGAGCCGTTATGAAAAGTAACTTCCCATTTGTTTTGGTTAGTAACAATATTTGATATTTCTCTAGCCACATTTGGGTGATCGTTTCTTAGAGCAACACATTTATCTGCTATAATAAGCCCCGCTTGTGCCTTTGTCGATGAAGCTAGCGCAATTGTTGTTCCGGGGTATAAAATACAACGGGCAATACAATATACAGCTACGAGCCATGATTTGGCAGAAGCACGAGAGGCAATACCGAGAAATTCTGTGCATCTAAGCATTAGTTCAATCATAAAGCGTTGATACGGGAATAATTTTATTCCCAAATAATGCTCAATAAAAATAGACATATTATTACGATAGAACGTAACCCAACTTTTCACACGATTTTTGCGTTTCTCTTCCATGTCCGAATTGGTAAGCATTTTAACCGGCTCTCCCATTTTACTGTAGTGAGCCATTTTGCCTAACATTGGAGAAGTAGATCTTACCATTTTGTGTGCCATGGCAGCCTCTATGCTTCCCCGTCATCTATGAGATTATATTCTGCGGTTGTTTCTTCATCCGGAATAAGAGACTCTATGTCGTTTTCGTCGTCAGCAACGTTAAAATCTTTACTGCTGAGAATAAAGTTTTTAAGTGGTCTAACAATATATTTTTGAAAATATGCTTCAACATTACTAACATCTCTATATATGTCGCCCCTAGGGTCAGACATTAGCCATTGAGCAGGTTCGTTTTCTTCAATATCTTTTATCCATAAACCAAACGATTCTGAATTTTTGCTAGCCGTATTTGCGGCAGAAGTCACATTTGGAGAAACAGCGAGCGTTTTCATTAACGCCTGCAATTCTTTTACTAAAGGACCTGTATCGTCGTTATTTACTCTCAGTTTCTTTATATCGAGCATGGTATAACATACTTGCTTTAGCAAAACGATTTCGGCATAAGTTTCCGCGACATGAGTTTTTTTGAAATTCAAATATTCATTTTCCAAATAACGAATATCGTCTTTAGAAACATCTTTGCCCCAAAAGTCAATAACGTCTTTTGGAATAGGAGCTTCCTCGATCACATTAGCCTTATCCATATATATTGTGCCAATATCGCTATATGTTAAGTCCACATCTGCACTTTTATCCATAGATGGATTGGTTGCAATAAGTTTCGAAAGATAAATGCCCATAACATTTCTGACTGTTTTTCCGTTGTCTATAAAAGTTGTTATTTGTGTTTGTACAGCAGAAGCCGCCTTATTATTATATTTTATATTTAGTGAGGTACACATTTTATGTATTGTTTTCTCTATGCTTTTATTTTCTTCAAATGTTTTATTAAAAAGTTCCTGAACACAACTTTTGCATACAGAAAAAATATTATTAGTATCTATAAAGCCGTTATCCACCGCTTTATAAAAATTGTTTTTGGAAAGCATTTTTGTACACTTTCGGCAATAATATTTGTTTTCAGACGGATTAGATAACTCTTCTTGTTCCATTTTTTTCCATATCTTTCTGTATCAGCATGTTTTCCATTTCGATTTTGTTCATTCCTTTATTCCACGGAATTCTGCCCGACATTTTTTGTTTAGTTTCGTCCGATATTATTGTTCCCCTACGGGCTTCAGAAATCTTTCTTTTTGTCTCCTCAGAATGGTGCTTCCCGTACATTGGGTGATTTTCTCCGTGAAAATACTGACCCTCTGATATTTTTTTCTTTGTTTCATCAGAGCAGTGTGTCCCATATCTGGGATGGTTTTTACCAGAATAGTCAGCATGATTTAAAGACGCTTTTAGTTTACTTTCTTCTGACCATTTTATACCTCTATTTGTTTCAACACATTCTAATCTAATATTATATATATTATCTTTGTATAGATTAACAAAATCTTGTTCGTATTTTGTCAATTCTGCTATTTCGCAATATATTAGTATCTTAAAAACAAAAGATTCTTTACCATATTTATTAAAAGCCCGTTGAAGTTTTGAATTTTCATGTTTATTATTAAACAACATACTAAAATGCACGTATTGTCTCTTCTCCATATTTTGAGATTGCCCGATATATTTTTTGCCATTGACAATATTTTCTATACAATATATTCCTGAACTCATTTCTTCCTCCAAACTCCAATAATAAAGAACGGGAAGCGGGAGTTGCGCTTATCAAATGGGTAATTACTCCATTCTATCCCGTTCTATATTTTGTTTTATTTATACTAAGCCGCAGCGAAGTAATTTACAAGGTCTCCTGCGTGTAAGAAACCACCGCTAACGACTATATATGAGCCGCTTGCGCTAACTGTGGCGTTGACATCGGCATCACCTCTGCCAACTGCAACGTACATTTTATCAATAACGCTGCCGCCAGTAAATGGAATAAGAGCAGAGCCACTAAGTACGTCAGCAGGTGTAACAACATATACGCCAGCCTCGCCGCCCGTTCCCAATAAGAAACTACCCAATGATACATTCTGGGAAGCAACATTCATATTATTTAAATCATAAACCTGTTTTGCTGTAAGTGCCATAATTTTCTCCTTTTACCTTTTTAGCAGGTAAGACTATTTAGTTTAATGGTTGGGGTATAGCCCCATATGCGATAACAGAAAGATTAACAAAACTCCCTGCTGAACCAGATGCAACTATATTTCCAGCAGATAATTTCCATTGATAAATATCAACTGTGGCACTTCCGGAAATAGTCGCCGTAGACATAAAATGGTCAGCAGTCGGGCTACCAGATAGCGAACATACAACGCTTTTGAATTCAATGTCGCCTCTACCAAAGAAGTCCATTGTAGTAAGAGCCATAACCGAACCGGTTGTTGAAACATCAGATGAACCAATATAAGAATCGGGAGAACCTTTTACAGCAAATTCGTTATCTGTCATAAGACCGGAAACAAGTGTCCCCAAAGCAACATTTTGTGCTGCAACCATTGAATTATCTAAATCATAGATTTGTTTTGTAGTTAATCCGTATTGTAATGTCATATATTTCTCCTAGCTCGAGAACACATCTCGAAAGAATTTGACCAACCAGCATTCTTTTTTGACAACCTGCTGTGGTGCTTTTTCAATTTCAACCGCAGCAAGGGCTTCCCCACCACGTAAAAACAAATGCTCAAAATCCTCCGAGGATATATAAGCTTTACCGTTTACTCCCCATGTGCTCCCCCAAGAGTTTTGAATTCCAAGATACCCGTTAGATTTAATCTCATTAATGAGATAAGCGTGCCCGCCAACAGTTTCACCAGTTGGATGTATAACGTTGTTCTCATCAGGATTAAACATACCTTGAGTCCATATAGTACCAGCAATGATCGGACCTTTATAGAGTAGCCAATATTTGATAGTTGCCATATCGGGCGCAAAAGCATAAGCATCCAAATGCCCGTTAGCTTTCAACACTTTTCCAATAGAGCGCACATAGGCGCCGTTTTCTTCATTTGGCTGTCCTTCAACCACCTTACACTCATAATAAAAACGATGCCCGTCTTCATTAAAAAATTCAGTATGGCACGGATCATTAACACCCCAAGAGGCGCCAGAAAACCCGACGCAGTGCGGGGTATCTTTTTGATCGAGAGGTTCGTGAGGAAAATCCCATAATCTTTCTGTAAGTTCAACATCATATTTTCTAATGGGTATAAATGAGCGTAAATTGTAATCTCTTTCATCATATGGGCTAGGATTTCTACCCAATGGATACTGTTCAGAATAATCCATATATAAACCTCCGTATAAATTTTGTTAAAATGACTGTTTTATAAGTGGGGCAGGTGTTACCCTGCCCCGTTTTACTATCTGTTTCTAACGTCGATTTTCATCGTGCGTTCGTCGGTTTGTCCAAACGGACTCCCGCTCGTAGTTATTCTACAAACAACCGGATACCTTTGCCCTGCCAGCCCGCCAGAGGCGAGAAAAATAACAGATGCGGAAGTATGATAATCGTTTGTAAGTGTTAAACCACTAGCCGAGGTAGTCAACGTATGACTTAAGATGGTTTCCCCGGTAGCCAGCCAGTCGCTCCAGTCAAAGCCAAAAGCTAAAGTCGCGCCGGGATCTTTCAATTTTACTGAATCTTCAATTGTCATTGCCACCTCACTTCGTAAATATTGTCTTCAACCTCTATACCAAAAGAAGGTTGTGTTGGGGGTATCTTGTAAATAGAGTTATACCAATCTATATTATAAATTCTGTCATCAAACTTTACAGTAAATATTCTATTTTCATTTTCAATAGTATATATTTTCTCTTGAATAAGCCTGATAACAAGCGCGTTGATAATCGCATTGGAAATAACGTCAATACTAACTTCACCTTCATAAACCGCCCCTATAAATGCTTGCGCAAATAACTGGCTAGCCAATGAAATAGAAGTTTCACCTTCTAATATTGCATGTAGAATTTCGCCTTCGACAGAGAGTTCTCCATACACATTCGGGGTTAATAATCCTTCAATAAGCGCATGTATAACTTCTGCCGTAATAACTAGTTCGGATGCAACGTTTTGTGCCACCTGCGCTTCGTTTATCGGATGAATAACTGCGCCGGAGATCACTAATTGAGATGTAGTAGACAAAGTACTTTCAGCAGATATAGTCGAATGAAGTACCGTACCAACTACAACCATTTCAGATGTACTGTTTATTGCAATAGCGTCAGAATGTATAGCATGAGTAACAGTCGCGAATACTGTTAGCGTAGAATTTTGCTCAACGCCAACAACACCTTCGAGCAAGCCACCCATTTCGGGAAAAGATAGTAAATTAGATGTAACATCAATAG